CGGTGATGGCTTTGGCCTTGGTCTTGGCGTCGCCTTCGCCCTTGCTGATTTCCATGATCTTCGAGGCCATCGTGTCGATCAGCATTTCCAGGGGATCGCTCGAAGCTGAGGCCATTACTGGTTCACCGTCCATATAGTTTTCACTCTCAAAAAGGCCACGAGTTGTAGCTGGATCGGCAACGAGATCAACGTGCCGGACTGATACGATTTCTTCAACGACTTCCCGCCCTTGGCGATCCTTACCCACGACCCGCGTCAATGCGTTGTGGCTGAATCCCAGCGACTCCGGATTGTTCTCCGCGTCCCAAACGATCTGATCTGCGAGCGCGTGCTTAGGGTTGTAGTGGAAGTCGGCATAGATGCCGGACCCCTCCACAAACCGAGCGTTTCGCATCACGCCGATCCGATCCCGAACTCCTCGCGGTGACGATGGGTTGCCGGTCGATGGATGATCGACGTTTACCCGAACGCCCTCGTACAGCGAGACTGCATTCTTGAGCACAGATAGCGGATAGACCCGTCCGTTCTTGGACGTAACGCCGATGAGCTTCACGCCCTCTATCACTCCACGAGTTGCATCGACCTTGCGGATCTTGGACGATGCCAGATCCTCAGTGATGAGCATTGCGGGTTGTCGGGTTGCGGTAGCCATAGACGCCTGGAATTGGTTCGCTGTTGAGCGGTTGCCGATTGCTGGCGGTATGAGATAGGGAATTAAGAAGCGTGTCAAACACGTTTTTTGGTAGATTCCGCTTGCATGCGATCGAGTGCTTACAGAAACAAGCTACCAGCGAGCAACGGCCGCGAGATTGCGACACACCGCATGTAGCGAATATTAACCCGCTGGCAGCTCGTTATCCGATCGCCTTCCACTTCATTTCGACCGCTGGATCTTGTTCGAACCGAATCCCGCCGTCGCCTTTGAAAGGCTTGCGGTGATCGAATCCGCCGACTCGCCTTGAACCAGAAACCCCTTGGCCGCGATTGCCTTAACCTGCTCGCCACGCTTGCGGATCAACTCCCCGACCTCGTACTTGCGAGTGGCCCTGTCCGCTGGCGTCTCACTGCTGATCTGACTGATCGGAAGGAGCTTGCCTTCAGTGTCGATGAAGTCGGTCCATTCGGGATCGCGAAACCCGCGCAGCATCGTCTCGACTTCCCGATATCGCCGCGTTCCCACGGCCATCATCCGTCGCGCAGGGTCAGCACTCGCGAACCACTTGTCATAGGATGCAGGATCTGGAATCCCAGCCCCGCTTGCGTTCTTGAATGCGGCTGCGACTTCCGGGTCGTTCTCTAGTTCCTTGGGGGCTTTCAAAACCGGAGTTGACCAGCAACGGCAATTCGGTTTGTCAGGCAGCATCGGCAGCTCGGCCATCGACTTTTGGCCGGCCGTCGGCTTCTCATAGTAGATAGTCCCGTTTCTGGCCGCGTGCTCTGGCCTCGTGTTCTGATCCAAGACGGCCAGCACTTGAGCGCCTACCATCATGTCGCCAAGGCCCGCCCAACTGCGACGCTGGACCTGCTCAGCGATCCGCAGGCCCTCAGTCCTGACGATCCGCTTGGCCGATGCTTGGATGCCCTGGACAAGCGGCAAGGCTCGTTTCTTGAGTTGCTGGAGGTTCTCTCCGTTCGCAAAGCCGACGATCAACTCTTGGGACATTCGATCCAGGTCTGTGATCTTGCTAGACAATCGCTCGAATCGCCCTTGCCATGAGATCCCGTCCGGGCCTTTGGTGTGGATCATTTGCTCGACTTCGACGCGGCTCGGTGGTTGGAAGACGACTTCACGCAGCGTCTGCTGCCACTCCTCGTCGGTCATGCGTGTCGTTCGCTCGGCAATCGGCTCGCTGAAGACGTCAGCCCGAACGTCAGGCCCGCCAAGTTGACCAGGGACCGTGACAGTCCGCGACGGTAGTGTTGGACGCCCCATGTCTTCCAGGTTGGTGTTGATCGAGGTTTGGGACGGGTAAACGTGGCCGCTTTCACAGGTGTCGTTGCCGTTGATTCGACGCTCTCGCGATACGCCTGGCTTGTGACAGTGCGGGCAGTATCCGTATGGTGATCGAGCCTCCAGGTTCGTCATCGTCGCCACGACTGGCGAGACTTTGCGGAACCAGTGCCGCGGGATCGCTTCGGCATATGCCGCGACCTGCTCATTATGCGACCAATTGATCAGCCTGCGGAATTGGTCGTCGATCGTCGGCGCGATCTGCATGAAGTGCGAGTACCAGAGACGAGAGGCCACCCGGAGCCGGATCGAGATATCGAAGTTGGTCGTCAGGATTTCGACCCACCGATCGGCAGCGGACTGGATGCCGGCCGCAACTTGATCGGCAACACCTTCGGCCTTCACGAGCGTTTCAATTTGCCGCTTGTGCATTTCAGCCGCGAGGCGTTGGTCGATAATGCTGAGCATAGTTTAGGCCATCGAGAGAATGAGCTTGTCGATCTCAGCTTCCGGAATCATCGGGAACGCATTGCGGAGCAGGATCGTACCCGCTTCCGGCTTGAGTTGTCCACCGGCGACCTGCATAGCCACCGCAGACAGAGACGCGATCTGAGCGCCATTGAGCGCCGTCGCCTGCATGCTTGACGGAGCCCCAATGATCGCGGCCGGATCTCCAGAGGGATCAGGCAGGCCACTCGGCAGCTCGGGCAATCCGCCACCGATGCCGCTGACCATCGACCCCGAGCGTTCTTCATGGGCCTCAATGTTGGTCTGCTCCTCGGCATAGTCCCGCCCAGTTTCCGCGCAGGCCGTTTGTGGTGACAGGATCCGCAGTCCCATGTCGATCTGCCTGGTCTGAGCTTCCTTGAGTTCGTCTCGGACCTTGCAGCTTGGAGGCGATGCCGAGACCTTGACCAATGCCCGCTCTTGTGGCGTCAACATGCCAACCGCGACGGCGTGATCTAGTTGGTCGTCAATAAGCTCCATGTCCGCATCGATGATCGATTGCTGGGCTCGCTCGAAGTATTTGACGGCTGGACCTTCCGCGACCATCGTGCTGGAGAAATTGGCGTTCGAGGCGTCCGAGGTAAGCATGAACTCAGGCATAACCAACCGCGAGGCGATCGACCGCAGCTCCGCGGCGAGGGCTTGAACGGTCTTCGACGGGTCGAGCTGATTCGTCGGGAAGGTGTACTCAGTCCCCGCATTGGCGTCGATGATCGAACCAGGGCCGTAGCCGAGCACGTTCGTCGATCTGCCGCCTTGGTCCGTGGTAGTGCCAACGGCCTTTGCCGCAACGAAAGATCGTACAGCTTGCCCGGTCGCTTGCGTGTGCTTGCGAATTAGGGCGATTGCTGTCTGGATCTCGGTCGTCGTGCTCATGTTGCGCAGGATCTTTGAAGCCCGCGCGAGGTTACGGCGCACCGGCCAGAACAACGGGACGCCACGCTTGAGGCCGCTATCAACGTTGGCCTTGCGGTGCTGGATCTTACTGGCCTCCACCCGTTCGCCGTTGACGAAATATCCAACGACCGTTTCGATATCATCCTTTGGCGTGCGAATCCCAAAAGAGTCGTCGAAGTGTTGATCGCTTATTCCTGGAGTCAGCACGGCCCCCGGTTCGACAAACCGAAGCCGGATATAGCCGTCTTCCTGCGGGAACTTGCGGACAAAGACCTCGCCGTCGCGATCGTACCTCATCAACATTTCTTGCTGACGCTTCATCCATTTATTGACCTTCTTCCACTGGTCAACGATGCCCTGAACCTTTGCAATTACCGCCTCGGGAACGTCGGCATGGACACCGGTCGCCGTGTAAGTGTGGCCCCAGCCGACGATATAGCTCACGCGGTTCTCGTGGCCGTTGATCGCGAATTCGTTCTCTTGCCAGAGTAGACGGCCGAGCGATCGCATCGCCCGCAGCTCCGCATCGGTTCGATATGGCGGCTCCTCGTCCAGTATTCCCTTGCCGGTGCCAATCGCGTCCCAGAGTTCGCCGTCGGGTCCATAGTAGGCGTCGCGCGGATCAACGTAGGTGTCCCAGAATTTAACCTGGGATTCCATGAAGCCGACCATCCACTTATCGAGCAGAGCTTCGGCTTTGCTTGGCGTTGCTTCGGTGATTTGTGCGATCGCGTTCATCTTACGTTCCGTTGCAAAGTTGTTCGGCCAATCGGATGGCCATTTCAAGCGCGTCCGGTCCGTCGTCATGGGAGCCACTGGGGAAGTCAATCAGCTGATCGACGAGGATCTTAGTCCCTGGGCAATCCTTCTTGAACCGCATCCGCCCGTTGGCCAAGTAGCCCGCTAGTCTGCGAATCCGAACCTGCTTGTTTACTGTGTTGTTTATTTGCCAGACCTCGGGAGCCAATACTCCCTGCCTCGTGAACTCCTCTGCGAAGTCAGGGGCAAGCAGATCCTGCCACGAGTTACACTCTAGCCCGAATGCGTGCGGCTGCCAATCACGATATATGTCAACTGTGTCAGCGATCATCTGCCCGATCGGTCGCCGCTTCATGTCGGCCTGGACGTAGAGAGTGTCGCTGGAGTCGATCCCGAGCTTAATTACCGCTTGGTAGTCGGCCTTCTTATCGTTCTTGCCCTTCGACGGGTCCAGCGACATCGTCTTAACGATCATGTTCAGCGGCCATTGCTCGAACCAAGCATCCGTGAACCACTTCGACAGGAACTCCGTCTCGCCGCTGGCGATTGGGTCTTGCTGGTACATAGCCGCCCACCACGAGCGAGCCATGCTAGTCTCTTTTGCTCGCAGTGCATGGATCGGCCAACGCTCAGGCCAGAGCGGCTCGCCAGGACCGCGGCCCAATGCGTCAACCTCGCCCGAGATCGCTGGCAAGCTGATCACCTCACACTGGTCAGGCTGGTTGGCCTGGATACGTCCAATCAAGTCGTCGCGGTTCCAGCGGGTCATCATCACGATCGCACAACCGCCCGGCTCGATACGTGTGCTTGCCGTCGTCTGCCACCAATCCCAATGCGACTCTCGGATCGCTGGCGACTCCGCTTCCTCGGCGTTTTTGATCGGGTCGTCGACAATCAGGAGTTTGGCCCCGCGCCCAGTCAACGGACCGCCGATGCCCGTTGTGGCCATCCCTCCGCCTGTCTCAAGCTCCCAGTCCGAGGCCGACGACTGAGCGGAGCTGATCTTGATCCCGAGCAGCTTGGATTTTGCCTCGATCACGTCGCGAACACGTCGGCCCCAAACCCTGGCGAAGTCGTGCCCGTAACTGGCGAGAATCACTTGCTCGCGCGGCCAGCGCGATAGAAACCAAGCTGGGAGACGCTTCGAGGTCAACTCGCTTTTGCCGTGCCGTGGTGGGGCCTGAATGATCAAGATGTTTTTCTTATCGCCTGCCCGTGCAAGCTCGATCCGCCGTTGAATCCGGTCGGCCAAGAAAACGAGGTGCCTGGTCGGAGTCCAAAGGCCATCGCTCGACCACTCAGCAAACCCGCGCAGTCTACGAATCTTGTCAGCCAAAGCGATGAAGTCAGCAGCAGCGCTCATTATTCGCCCTGCGATCTCTCCCGCTCGCGACGGTCAAGCTCGTTCATGATGTCTTGCATCGACGGCCCGGTCGGTCCGCCATCGTGGCCAGCGTGCCGATGTTCGTAGCGTTCGCGGAACTTATCGGGGCGCGATCCCTTGAGTAGGAACATCAATAGCGAATCGCTGTACTTCTTGATATTGCCGACCTGCACGGTCCCGATCTCGCGACCGCCTGACCCGAAGACCGGCTCCTCGACTCCTTCAACGGCTCGTCGCCACGCTTCTTGTTCAAGCCTGTCCGTTGCCTCGTCGTGTGCGGCTTGGATCTTTTCAAGGTACTCCGGTTTTTTGAGCCAAGTCTTGTGAGTCGCGCGGTTAATCTTCGCGATAATGCACGACTGACGAACATTCCCGGTCTCGGAATAGGCCGCGAGAAACTGAGCTTGCTTGATAGACGGTCGGCCTGGACAGTGCCCAGCTCCGCCCTTATTGCGTGATCGCTTTTCAGGTGCTCGCTTCTTCTTGGCCAT